CTGCTTCTTTTTACCCCGAAAACGCCTCAATAAGCCACTATCGGCTCGAACAGGACCAGGAACAGTCATGACGGCTCAAAACGGCTCAGATGGGCTTACAACGGCTGAGGTAGGGGTAACAGAACCTCGTTATGGGTCACAAACCCCTAGAATCCGCTCCAGACCTTCAGATTTACCCACTCGGGGCGATGAAATGATTCAGTTTTGTGAAGATATTGGCTTCCCTTTGCTCCCATGGCAACAACAACTGGCCCGAGATTGCCTAAGATATAAGCCTGACGGGCGCTGGTTACACCCTTTGATTGGCATCATGCTTCCTCGCCAGCAGGGTAAATCGACCTTTATGGCGCTTCGAATCCTCTTTGGAATCTACGTTCTAGGCGAAAAAATGCACCTGGCAACGGCTCATAAGTTGACTACCTCTAGCGAAATCTTCTATAAAGTCTCTGAGATTATCGACGGTTCTCAATTACTCCTGGATAACTTCGCCAAGAAGTACGAGTCCAAGGGTTCTCAGGAGATTCGGTTTAAGAATAAGGCTCGATATCTAATTAGAGCCGGAAACTCTGCTGCTCGAGGTATCGCTGCTCCCGATGTAATCCACATTGACGAATTGCGCGAGTTTGATACTGAGGACGTCTGGTCTTCTATGCGATTTACTCAGATGTCGAACCCTAACCCGCAGGCATACGTCTACTCCAACGCGGGCCATGCTAACTCAGTCCTACTTCATAAGTTCCGCGAGCGCGGGATGGCTGCGGCTGAAGGTGCAGACGATTCTATCGGCTGGTTCGAATGGAGTGCTGAACCCGGCGCTGACATAACCGACAAGGAAGCCTGGTACCAGAGCAACCCAAGTTTAGGTCATACAGTTCATGAAGATAATATCAAGGACAGCCTTTCAGACCGTGAAGATATTTTCCGCACGGAAATTCTTTGCCAGTTCGTGTCGATGATTAACCCGGTTATCTCAGAGGCCGAGTGGAAGAAGTGCAAGGTCGACGATTTACCTCAGTTGGATGTCGAAAAGGACACCTGGATGGCTATCGACCTTAGCCCGGACCGTAAGCATGCTTCATTAGTCGCTGGCCAAAGATTAAGCCAGGATAAGTTCATGGTTAGCCTCCTTCATACATGGTTCAACCCAGTTAACCTAGACGATAAGGAAATGGCTAACGACATCGCTTACTGGGTTCGTAAGTTCCCGGTTAACGCCGTTGCTTACTCCAAGTCCACGGCTTCAGCAGTTGCAGCGCGTTTAGCACCCGCCGGAATTCCTCTCCATGAAATTACAGGCCAGGAGTACCAACAGTCCTGCGATGAATTCGTTTCTGCGGTTTCTTCGATGCGTCTAGCCCATGGCGACCAAGAAGAATTAACTAAGCAAGTTCTCAGCGCCGTTAAATTAACTCGCGGAGATGGCGGCTGGGTAATGGGCCGTAAGGCTTCGGGTATAGTCTGCGGTGCAGTGGCCGCAGCGATGGTTACTCACTTTGCGACACGCGGTGAATCTGAAGTAGACATCCAGATAGGATAATGTCTAGACAATAGCGTATAATATGTTCAATGGGAATCCGGGACATCTTTACATCATCTAAGCCAGCAGTCGAGGTTACAGTCGACGCCGCTTCTACCCCTGCGCCGTTTAATAATACGGCTTCATTTAATCCTTTCGTTTTTACCCAGTCAGTTGCATCTCGCCAGCAGGCTATGGCGGTTCCAACCATTGCACGCGCTCGTAATATTATCTGTTCAACTCTTGCTGCGTTGCCATTAGAGCAATACTCCAAGGTCAACGGTTCACACATGACAACCCCGGCGGTTATTAACCAGCCAGACCCACGCGTTCCTGGTTCTGCTATTTACGCCTGGCTTGCGGAAGACCTCCTCTTCCATGGTGTCGGGTATGGCCAGGTCCTCGAGCAATATGGTGACACGGGGAGAGTTCGCGCATGGACTCGCATTGCGCCAGACCGCGTAACACCTAAGTTAAATAATCTTCAGACTGAAATTGTCGGCTATCAAGTAGACGGCTCAGTAGTTCCAACTCAGGGCGTAGGTTCCCTAGTCGTATTTTACGGACTAGACGAAGGATTACTTAACCGAGCAGGTCGCACAATTCGCGCCGCTCATGCACTTGAGCAAGCCGCAGAAACTTTTGCTAAAGAGCCAGTCCCGCTACAGGTTTTAAAATCTAACGGCACCAATCTTCCAGCAGAGCGTATCTCCAAACTTCTTGAATCATGGAGAACTGCTCGCCTTACTAAATCTACTGCGTTTCTTAACGCGGATGTTGAATTGCAGGCGTTAGGTATAGACCCAGCCAAATTGCAACTGAACGAGGCTCGTCAATATGTTGCGCTCGAGTTAGCCCGCGCCTGCAACCTTCCTGCATACTTCGTAAGCGCTGAAACGACCAGCATGACTTACAGCAACTCAGTTTCAGAACGACGTTCTCTTATCGACTTCTCTATGAAGCCAATTCTCGCTGCTATTGAACAGCGTTTATCTATGCCGGATTTCTGCCCGTCAACTGGAGAGATTCGCTTTTCACTAGACGAGTTCCTCCGCTCAGACGCGCTCGCTCGCGCTCAAGTATATGAAATTCTTAATCGTATTGGCGCGATGAGCGTTGAACAGATTCAAGAAGAAGAAGACCTCATCGATAACAAGGAGAACGCATGAAGATAACTATGCCAGTTGCTATTACAGCAGCAGATGCAGAGTCTCGAATCATCGCAGGCCGTATCGTTTCATGGAACGCTGAAGGCAATACATCAGCAGGACGCACTATGTTCGAACCAGATTCAATTACCATGGCTAAGAACACTAAATTAGTTTTACAGCATGACACTACTCGTCCACTTGGAAAACTTATGTCATGGGAACAAGACGCCACAGGCATTATCGCAGAATTCAAAATCGCCAAGACAACAGCCGGCAATGACGCACTTGAGGAGGCCGCAACTGGATTGCGTAGCGATTTCTCAGTAGGTGTAGATGTTCAGGCATGGGATAACAAGAACGGCGTTATGGCTATCTCAGCAAGTAACTTAGTCGAGGTCAGCCTCGTCACAGATGGCGCAATTCCAGGCGCTGAGGTCGCAAAAGTAGCGGCTGAAGATACAAAGGTTTCTGAGACAACTCAGGAAGAAACACAATCAACCAATGAAGGAGAACAAGTGTCAGACACTACCGTTCCAGAAGTTGCTCCTGCCGCAGAAACGGTAGAGGCTGCAAAGGTTGAAGTTAAGGCTGCAACAGCACCTTATATTTCAACAACTGTTCGTAACCCAATCGTTGATAAGGCTTCTTATCTCGAGCATTCAGTTCGCGCAAAGTTGGGCTCAGAAGAATCTCGTATGTATGTTGCAGCAGCAGCAGACGTAACAGATAACGCTGGTCTCGTACCAACACGCCAACTAACAGAAGTCATTAACGGAATCTCAAACGCAGACCGTCCGTCTATTGACTCAATCTCACGCGGCACTCTTCCAGATGCAGGCATGACATTCGAAATCCCTAAGATTACAGTTGCTCCAACAGTTGCTATCGCGGCTGAAGCAGGAACACCATCAGAGACAGACATGAACGCTGCTTTTGTTTCAGTAGATGTTAAGAAGTTCATCGGACAACAGACATTCAGCCTAGAACTTCTAGACCGTTCATCACCTGCTTTCTTTGCAGAACTCGTACGCCAGATGGAATACGCATACGCAAAGGCAACAGACGCAGCAGTTTCATCTGCTCTTATCGCAGGCGGAACAGACGGCGGAAACCGTACAGTTTCAGCAGCAAACATCGCTGACTTCGTTTCAGATGCAGCAGTTTCAATCTACAAGGGAACACTTGGATTCGCTGAGAACATCATCGTATCTCCAGAACAATGGGGCGCATTGATGGGACTCGTCGATGGTTCAAACCGTCCAGTATTCCAGCAGACAATCAACCCACAGAACGCAGGCGGAACACTTACTGCAACAGCAGTTCGCGGAAACCTCCTCGGTCTCAACCTACGCGTTGACCGCCAGTTGACAACAGGCTCAGGCGTTGGCGATAACACAATGATTATCGTTAACCCAGATTCTTACACATGGTACGAGAGCCCACGCTTATCTCTCCAGACTAACTTGATTAGCACTGGTCAGGTCCAGGTGGGTTACTACGGTTACGGCGCAGTTGCTACAAAACTCGGCGCTGGCGCATACCGTTGGATGGTCGCGTAGTCAATAACTAATCATGGGGGGGCTGCTGCTCCCGGTGGCTCCCCCAGTCGTTTAATAGAGAGGATGTAGAGATGGCTTCAATCGTTACAGTTGCAGAACTAAGGTCTATCCTTGGCGTCTCTACATCCCTTTATAGCGATGCGTATTTAACAGATGTAATAGATACGGCTGAGGCAGTAATTTTGCCAATGCTCGTAACTTACACCTCACCAATTTCACGCGTAGAACTTCAGGACAATATTGCCCATTATGTAGTCTTAGGTGAGAACAATTTCGCGGCGGGTCAGAGCGTAGTCATCACAGGATGCGATTCCCCATTTAACGGCACTTTTACTATTTCAGATTCTTATGAAGACCTCTTTACAGTCGCAATTACTAACGCAGACATTGATGCAAAGAACGTCATTCCTTCAGGACTTGCAACACTTTCAGGCGCTTCTACTTATGTAGGCGTAAGCGCGGTAGAGTCAGCAGTCCTAGCAGTATCGGTAGAAGTCTTCCAATCTCGCATCGCTCCAGGCGGTCAGATTGAAGGAATCGACTTCACAAACGTTAGCCCATATCGTTTAGGGCGTAGCCTTTTCAATCGCGTCTCAGGCCTTCTAGGGGCTTATATCGATACCGATTCAATGGTGCAGTAATGCCAGCATCAACCATCTTAGACACAGTTCGCCAGCCTTTAGCAGATGCTTTTGCTAGTGTAGCCGGTAACGTCTACGCGTACGTCCCAGAGGCTCCTATGGTTCCTTTTGTGGTGACAGTCCCGGACTCTCCTTACCTCGAATTAGAGACTATTAATAAGTCGACACTTCACCTAAAGATTAATCTCGTTATCTCAGTAGCGGTTGCATATAACAGCAACCCAGCATCGCTCGACAATCTCGAGCAACTCGTAATAAGCGTTCTGAAGGTTATCCCGGTGGGATACACAGTCGGAGCGGTTGAAAAACCAACAGTAACTCAGGTCGGGCCTTCTAATGTTTTAGTGGCAGATATCAGAGTTTCTACCTACTACACACAAACTAACTAAGGATAAATAATGGCAACCACAGTAATCACAGGTCGCGATATTTCTCTATCTTTCACAGGTGGAACAGATATCGAGGCTCAGGCACTTTCAGCAGTTCTAACAAAAACAAACCTTCGCGAGACTTATCAGACTCTCGATGGCGAGGCTTACAAGACAACTAACGTAGAGGCTTCTTTCGCTCTTTCAATGCTCGCTGACTGGGGAAAGGCTTCTTCAGTATGTGAGGCTCTTTGGGCTGCCGCAGAAACTCCAGATACTACAATTTCAGTAACACTTACAGCCGCTACAGGCGCTCAGTTCGTCTTCCCAATTCTTCCTGAATTTCCAACAGCAGGAGGCGCTGGAACAGACGCACAGACTGTAGACTTTACTTTCAAGGTAGCAAACGGAAGCGTCGTCGAGACCTTCTCCTAAAAACTAGAAACGGGAGCAAATAATGCAGCAAAACATAACAATTAAATATGTAGACGGAACCGAAACCACTTACCTGGTTCGTCCACCTGATTACGCCAAGTGGGAGATGACAACTAAGAAGGTTATCTCTCAGTTCGGCGGCATGTGGGACATCCTTTATGTAGCACATTCAGCAATGAAGCGTGAAGCAGGCGGCAAGCCAACTAAGACACTAGATGTCTGGATGGAGTCAGTCGCGGATGTCGAGGTAGGTGGGGAAGACCCAAAAGTCATCCAAGAGGAAGCGTAAGCCGACTCTTAGTTGAACTGGCACTTATTACTAAGATTCCAATGGAACACTGGCAAAGTGCCGAAGATATTCTTACAGCAGTTGAACTACTAGAGGAGCGCAATCGTGGCAGATGAATTAATCGCCTTCGATAAGAGCGAACTCCGCATGGTGTTTAAGGCTTTAAAGAATATGGGTGAAGAGGCTAACGAAGAGGCCAAGCGTCAATCTGGCGCTTTGGCTGACTTCGCTCGCGCTGAAGTTATTCAGACTGCCGGCAGAGGTAATAACACCAAAGTATCAGGACGAATTGCTCAAGGCTCTAAGGTTAAGAAGTCAAGCCGCATAGGCGAGATTACCTACGGCTTTGCTTCTCAAAAGTTCTCAGGTGGGGCAACTACTAAGACCATCTGGGGCGGTGCTGAATTCGGTTCTAATAAGTTTAGGCAGTTCCCCGTATGGTCAGGCCGTGAAGGCCGTGGCTCTAAGGGTTGGTTTATCTATCCAACTCTGCGAAAGATTCAACCGCAGATAGTGGCTAAATGGACCGAATCATTCGATAAGATTCTGAAGGAGTGGGGCTAATGGCTACAGGTACTAGAGCGTTAACGCTTAAACTCCTTGCCGACGTCGATAACTTTACTAAGAATCTAGACAAGGCTGATAAAGACGTCTCTACATTCGGAGACAAGGTTACAGATTTTGGCAAGAAGGCGGGCCTAGCCTTTGCAGCCGCAGGCGCAGCCGCAGTTGCTTATGCTGGCAAGTTAGCAATCGATGGTGTTAAGTCAGCAATCGAAGACGCAGCCGCTCAGACTAAACTTGCTCTGACTCTTAAAAATGTGACTGGCGCCACAGACAACCAGATAGCCGCTACTGAAGATTACATTACTAAAACTTCTCTAGCCTTTGGCGTTACAGACGAAGACCTGCGCCCATCCCTAGAGCGCCTCTCTCGAGCCACTGGAGACCTTTCTCAGGCCCAGAAACTCCAGGCGGTTGCCCTAGACGTATCAGCCGGTAGTGGCAAGTCACTCGAGGCTGTAACCAACGCTATGGCCAAGGCCGCCGAAGGCAATACTGCCGCACTCGGTAAGTTAGGCATTGGCCTTACATCTGCTCAACTCAAGACCATGAGCATGGATGAAATCACTGCAAAACTAGCAGACACTTTTGAAAACCAGGCTTCAGCCAAGGCCGACACATTCCAGGGTAAGTTGACCCGTCTTCAGGTTGCTTTTGATGAAGGCAAAGAAACAGTTGGTAAATATATCCTTGATGCCATTACACCAATGGTTACTATTCTCGTTAAGCAAGTAATCCCAGCAATCCAGGACTTTACTAGCAACTTGGGCGAAAAACTTGCGCCAGTTATGAAGATTATTAAACCAATCATTGATGGGGTTCGTTCTGCGTTTAACTCAGTTAGCGGCGCACTCAAAGATAATAACGATGAACTTCAACCTTTCTATAACTTTATGAAGGCTATCTATAATTTTGCTAAAGACTATTTAGCGCCAGCAATTGGCGAGACCCTTGGCTTTGCGTTCAAGGCTTTAGGTAAAATAGTCTCAGGAATTATTGACCAGTTCGCTGACATGGTTTCTCTCATTACTAGCATCTATAATAAGATTAAAGGCATGATTGATTTTATCAAGGGAGCAGGCTCCTCAGTAGGTAACTTCTTCTCTGGCGCCTCATACAGCACCGGTGCTACTACAAGCGCTGCAAGCCTAACTACAGCACCATTAGCGGCAGTTCCTTCTATGCCATCCGACGGCATGATTAGTTATAATCCTTCGACTGGGCTCAACTATAACCCTAACGCTGGAACTACTAACATTACGGTTAACGGAGCAATCGACGCTGAATCTACAGCCCGTCAAATCGTCGGGCTTCTTAATGATTCTAATGCCCGTGGCACCCTAGGAAGCGCAGGGCTTTACTTCGCATGACCGCCTGGACCCCGACCTATAAGGTCTTAATCGATGGTCAGGAACTAACAGACGTAACCCTGGCTAACTTAACTATTACCTCAGGCCGTACCGATATCTACGCTCAGCCAGTGGCAGGATATTGCCAACTGCAATTAATGAACCTCAATAACTCCAGTTATGATTTCAACGTGGGAACAGGTTTAACAGTCGAGGTCACTAACTCATCCGAGACTTATGTTCCAATCTTCGGCGGCTATATCTCAGACTTTACTATCTCAGTAAACCGAGCAGGCTCAATCGGCTTTACTACCATGGCTACCATTACAGCGTTAGGCGCTCTATCTAAACTGCCTAAGATTATCGACCCAGGAGTTTTAGCGAGCGACTTTGACGGCGACCAGATTTACACTCTTCTTTCACAGTATCTTTTAGGCCAATGGAACGAAGTTCCTGCGGCTCAGACCTGGGCTACATATAACCCGACTGAAACATGGGCTAATGCAGTCAACATCGGCTTAGGCGAAATCGACCAACCAGGCGACTACGAGATGATAGCGAGAACTTCTTCTAATACCGACCTTTACTCTCTTTGCGCTGAAATCGCTAACTCTGCCTTTGGATATCTCTATGAAGACTCTAGCGGCAATATCGGTTATGCAGATTCTACTCATAGGCAAGATTATCTAGCAGCCAATGGCTATACCACTTTAGACGCTAACCATGCTAACGGCGTAGGTCTAGCCTCTACTACTCGCGCAGGTGACCTACGAAACTTTTATACCCTCACATATGGCACTAGCGGCAGTGGGTCATACACAGCCCAGGACACACAGAGCCAGGCTATCTATGGCGTATATGGTGAGGACTTCACCTCAAGAATTAAACATGCCTCCGACGCTCAATCACTGGCAGACCGTTATATCAATTTACGAGCGTTCCCGTACGCTAAGTTCCAGGGCATTACATACACTCTAGGCAACCCGGAAATGGATGATAGCGATAGAGACGCTCTTATTAATATCTTCATGGGCCAGCCTATCTGGATTCAGAATTTACCCGGCAATATCAATAATGGCTCCTTCCAGGGCTACGTTGAAGGCTGGACTTTCAGGGCAAGCCTAAATAATCTAAGCGTGACTTTTAACGCTTCTCCTGTAAACTTCTCGCAAGTTGCTGTAAAATGGGAACAGGTAAATGCAGCAGAAACTTGGAATACTCTAAGTTCAACCCTTACATGGAATGACGCGATAGGAGTCGTAGCCTAATGGCAACAACAACAACTAACTTTGGCTGGGATATCCCTCAGTCTACAGACCTCGTAAAGGATGGCGCTACCGCCATTGCAGCACTTGGCCAGGATATCGATACAGCCTTTATTGACCTTAAGGGCGGAACTACAGGCCAGGTTCTATCTAAGGCGTCTAATACCGACCTAGACTTTACTTGGGCTACAGATGCTTCAGGAATCCCTGCAACTATCTTTGATGCAAAAGGCGACTTAATTGCTGCTAGTGCAGCCGATACGGCTGCGCGTTTAGCGGTTGGCACGAATGGTTATATATTGACGGCAGACTCATCTACCGCTACAGGCTTAAAGTGGGCTGCACCCGCAGGCGGCGGAAAAGTTTTGCAAGTGGTTTCTACCCATTGGACTACAAGTTTCAGCACTACCAGTTCATCTTATGTTGATGTCACAAATGCATCACTAAATATTACTCCAAGTTCTACCAGTTCAAGAATTCTCTTTATTGGTTCTTGGTACGCCAGAGGTCAAGGCAGTAATGACCAGAACGGCGGAGATTTACAGTTACTTCGTAACTCAACATCTATTGATGAGCCAGGATTTGTTTATCATCTATTAGGTGGCAATGGGCAACCTTTTGCAACCCAAGCGGCAATCGGCGCACATATTGTCGATAGCCCAGCGACCACTTCATCAACTACTTATAAGATTCAGATTAAACAATATAACGGCACTGCCTATTTAGAGCGCGGTGGCGTAATTACTCTCATGGAAATAGGTGCATAATGAATCATCAAGAAATCGCTCTAGCACTTAACTTCATTCGTCCAAACGCTGAATGGTCATTGACTGACAATGAATTAACTTGGCTTGATGCTGAACAAGTAAAACCAACCAAGAAGGAAATTGAATCCGGTTGGGACGCTTATCAAGCACAAATGCAAGCAACGCAAGCGGCAATTCAATCTCAAAAAAATGAACTTCTTAGTCGTCTAGGCATTACTGCCGATGAGGCTAAACTTTTGCTGGCATGACCCCAAAGTTATGCAAGGCCGGGAAGCAACTTCGTGAACAGTTCGACGATAGTTTTCCAGACCGAGATAGAACCAGCGATGGCTGGGTCGCAGATGCTCGCCATCTCGCAGGTGGTAAGTCTGACCATATACCAAGCGCTGATAGCGCAACGGTTAGGGCTATCGACGTTGACCGAGATGTATCTGGTTCAAAGAAGCCCGACCTCATGCCAGACATTGCTGACCAGATTCGACTCTGCGCCAAGGCCGGAGATAAAAGAATCTCGTACGTCATATTCAACGGACGCATTGCATCGTCTCGCATGGGCTGGCGCTGGCGAAAGTATTCTGGAAGCAATCCGCATAACCATCATTGCCACATCTCTTTCACTACAAAGGGCGATACAGACGGTTCGTTCTTTAATATACCCATGTTAGGCGGGACTAAATGAATATGAAGAATCCAGCAGTTCTTACAGCAGGAGCGTTTCTTAGCGCTTGGGCTGCTTCTAACTTTGCGGCTGATTACCGCTCTATCCTTTGGGCAGTCCTCGCTGGCGTCTTTGGTTACGCAACCCCTAAAAAGTGAGCGCGCAGGACTTCGCAGCCCTTGCAGTTGCGATTATTACAGTTCTAGGTGGCGTTGCTGCTTATGTTCAATTCATGATTAAGCATTACCTAAGCGAACTCAAACCCAATTCAGGCTCCAGCCTTAAAGACCAGGTAAGCAGATTAGAAGCGCGTGTCGATACCATCATCGACCTATTAGGTAAGTAACAATTAAGTTATGGCAAGGAAACGACCAGTTATAGACCTGGACACTTACTCTGCTCTGGATGCTTACGCTATAGCGCTTAACGAGTATTACAAGTCTTTACGCAGAGCGGGTTTCTCAGAGACTCATGCTTTTTGGATTCTGGCAGACCGTGAATCCTTTCCTGATTGGATTATCCCCAACTTACCTAATCGAATCGACAATATCCCCTACGAGGACGACGACGAGGATTAAATGAAGCGAATCGTAATTCTGAGCGACCTACAGGTTCCTTTCGAGGACGTACACGTTACTCAGAACATAGCAAGATTCCTACAAAAGTTTAAGCCAGACCAGACAGTTACAATAGGTGACGAGATTGACTTCCAGACCATCTCTAAATGGAGTGAGGGAACCCCTCAAGCCTATGAGCAGAGTCTTGGCGATGACCGCGACCGGTGCGTCGACCTCCTCTGGGAGTTGGGTGTTACTGACTGCATCCGAAGCAACCATACAGATAGACTATATAACGTCATCATGAAGAAAATTCCATCGTTTCTCAGCCTTCCAGAGTTACGATTCGAGAAGTTTATGAAGTTCGACGAATTAGGTATTACCTTTCATAAGAACCCTATGCCTATCGCTCCAGGCTGGATTGCAGTTCATGGCGACCATACGCCTATCAAGAACCTAGGCGGCCTATCAGCCCTAGAAGCGGCCCGTAGACACGGTAAGAACGTTATCTCAGGACATACTCACAGAGCAGGCCGTAGCGCCTTCACAGAGGCCTCTGGAGGCCGTTTAGGGCGTGTTTTACATGGTGTCGAGGTTGGTAATCTCATGGACTTTAAGCAGGCCTCATACACAAAAGGAACGGCTAACTGGCAACAGGCGTTCGCCATTATGTACGTTAAGGGTTCTAACGTCCAAGTAGACATTATTAACATCGAGAAGAACGGGACTTTTATAGTCCAGGGCAAAGTCTATGGACGACCTAGATAACGACATCAAGCGCACTGTTGACGACCATGTAGACAAGACAGAATTGTTACCATTTCGTTATCAAAATGTGCTAGTCGAGGTCGAACTTCCCCTGTAATGTTCTTCCTGTAGCCGAGATACGGCTCAAAGGGAGACAAAATGAACTTAGATTTAATAATCTTCGTAGCAACAATTGCCTTAGTGTATTGCGGTTACCGCATTGGCTTTGAGACTGGCAAGGTAGAAGGTCGCATCGAGCAATTTCAGGCGAAGCGATGAACGCCGGTGATTACCTCAACGAAGCCCGGGCAATCATCCAAGACCGTGGCTTGGACTATGGACACCCGACGGACAACATGTCCAGAACAGCATCCCTTTGGTCTGCATACCTCGAAATGCCGATTACAGACTACCAAGTGGCTATGTGTCTGGCGTTGGTCAAAATCGCTCGGTCAATGGAGACTGGAAAAGTCGATAATTACATCGACGGAGCAGCATACTTTGCTATATCAGGACAACTAAGAACTGAGGAGAACGACCTATATGTTTAACCTAGATGATTACGAGACAGTAGAAGAACGACTAACTAAGTATTGGAAGGACCACCCAGATGGCCAGATTCACACACAATTGCTCGAGCAAAGCGCAAACAGATTTATTGTGCTGGCATCTATCTTTAGAACTGAGGCTGATGCGCGTCCTTGGACTACTGGACTCGCCGAGGAAACTGTACAAGGCCGAGGCGTTAATGCGACCTCTGCCCTTGAGAATTGCGAAACATCTGCAATTGGGCGCGCTCTTGCTAATGCTGGATACGCAACAAAAGGTAAAAGAGCGTCTCGCGAAGAGATGCAAAAGGTTGCAAAAGGTGCCGAAGTAAAGGCTAATATCGAAGAAGTAAAGGCTAAAATGGCTGATACTTCTAAGCAATATGTTCCAGTTCCAGTAGAATCTGACCCATGGACTCAATGGGAAGCAACACCCCCAGCGACTATGGAAACAGCAGTCGACACGGTGAAGCAATTACTAGGTGGGACTGCGCCGGACGAGAGTTGCGTACATGGGGCTCGAATATGGAAGACCGGGACAAAGAAGACGGGCGGTCAGTGGGGCCATTGGAAGTGTCCAGCAGCCATTACTAGAGATATGCCAGGCGGAGAAGTTCCATGCGACCCTATCTGGTATGAAGTATCCAAAGATGGAACATGGAAGCCACAGGTGAAACGTGGGTAAATGTGAAAATGGTTTTTCTCATACAAAAGTTTATTGTACTGAAGAAGAATTTCATTTAGACCAGCACTCCGGAATGGCGTTATGCTTTTGGTGTTGGTGGGTTGATGACATGGATGAAGATGCCAAGGCTAAGTTAATTGGATGGGGTTTAAATCTTCCCGAAGACAATAGACCGAAGGAGTTCAGGCGTGGCTAAATTATACTTCCAGAATCAAGATAACGAATGGGAAGAATTCCCAGACGAAGAAGCAATGGCACACATACGAGCATCGGCTCAGATTCTTCAGGACTTGGGTTATGCGATTATCTGCCAAGGATGTAATGAACCTCCAACTGTTCAACAG